TGCTAAATCCAGCAGGAGAGAACCAAGGATCACGTGTATTATCAGTTCTTACACAAAGTCCAGCAATATCACCATTCATTGGAACAAAGTGATAATTGTCATTATACTTGTCGTATTGGTATTTTGCACCAGAATCAATTACAGCATAAGATGTAGATCTTAGAAGGTTACGGAAAGCAATAACATTTGCTGACTCAAATCCTGGAACATTTACAGTTGCAGAAGTAGGAGGTGAAATGAATGCTACGCAATCTTTTCTTGATTCTACGATATTATCAATGATGTAGTTTGGAACTTGTTCTCCAGAACCACCGTATGCTTTACCAGCAAGTACCAATGAAATATCAACATCTTCTGAAGATGCAAATTGGTCATATGCAGTCATAATCTTTGCTACTGCAATTGATGTTTCTGCATCATCATTACCACCACCACCAAAATATTGTGTTACGACAGATGATGTTGAAGCAGCTCCTAGATTAGCAGCAGTTCCAGTACCTAGAAGATCTCTACCTGCCCAAATCCAACGTGAATTGTTTTTAAGAACATCACGATAGTAAATCGAACCACCTTGTTCACCCTTAGCATCAATAGCACGAGAAACATTTGTCCATACTTCTAAAATTTGACCAGGAACTCCAGTAATAGAACCTTCATCATCTTGAACTACGATATGAACTTGGTCACCAATAGAAGTATTTGCATTTCTTTGAGCAACATAGTTAGAAGTACCAGGAGCACCGTTTACTGAGTTAAAGAACTGCCAATATCTAGTTGCAACAGTACCTGAGTTTTGATTTACGTCCCAATTTGTCTTAAGTCTGCTAATATCATTTAAGTTAACAATAAGGTAAACATTGGTTCCTGAAACTACAGTTGCAGTAGCATTTGCAGCTTGAACATATTGAGTACCAATTGATGTATTACCTATAAGGATGTAATCACCTGGAGTTAGGCTATTTCCAATCGCTGTTGCCATTGAAGCTGCGGCAGTTCCAATACAATTAATAGTTAGAACACTGCTTCCTAAAGCAATAGACATTTCAACGTTACTAGTTGAGTTTGCTGAAATTGCTGAAGAATATGCAGTTGCTGAAGGACAAACAGAAACTAGAAGTGAGTTACCAAGTGAACCAGGATATTTTGCTATGAAGTTGTTTACGTTTGCTTGAAGAGTAGTATCTTGTGTTTCAAAGTCTACTTTTTTCTTAATCACAACTGGCGACATTGTTGTCGAATTAGCTGTATAGTACATATTTGCACTTACAGTATTTGCAATTGCGTTAAAATTGGTTGTTCCAGCAGCTCTTGAAACATATAGCTGATTGCCATACGCTAGGAAGTTTGATGCTGTAAAGAAAGTTTCGAAATTATTAGCAGTAGGTTTGCCGAAAACGTTTACTAATTCATCTTCTGTAGAAATTAGTGTTCTGCTTTCAACAGGACCCCAGCTAAATACGCCGCCAATAGCTCCTACTGTAGTAGATACTGCCGGCACAATGGTTGTTAAGTCAATTTCAGATACATTAACACCAGGGCTTATTTGAAATGGCATTGGTTTCTCCTTTATAATAAAATATTATAATATTCTAGTGCTTTTATTTATAAATTCTCAGTTTAGAAGATAATTTTCAAATTCATAATCGCTTAGCACTTTAACCATCTCATCTGGCTGTCCATCCTCTACAAATCCAAAAGGTGTAAAATTGTCTTCTTGTTCGTCGATTAATCTCTGTCTAATATCAGTATTTGTAGATTCTTTAAAATAATTTTGTTGAATTAGCCAGGCAAACATTACCAAACACATTACCAAATCATCATGATATCCATCATCTGCATTATAAGAGCTTCCATCTACAATATATGTAGATAACTCATTGATAATATCGTAATCATTTAAAAATATTTTGTTGTTTTCTATGATATCTTTTATGTTAGCACAACCAATTCTTTTTGTAACTTTGGTTGTTTTTACACCTAATCTAGAAAGACCGTCTGATCCTACAACAGTTCCTTTTCTTCCGTTAGACTTGGTCATTACTACGTTGCCATATTCCAAGTCTTGGTGTAGGATATTTACTACCTGTGATCCTATGTTTGTTTCTACTAAAATGGATGCTTCGTTATAGTAATTTCCTACATTTTTAAGTAGCGAAGGAAATAGCAATTGTGAGATGCCAGCATCTTTAAATGTGGCTACTACTTCATATGGAACTGTGGTACAATCTATTACAACAAATGATGATGAATCTAAACCTAAACCTTCAGAAACATCAACTGTCATACAATACACATTATCTTTAATAGGTTCTTTGTATACTTTCACTCCTGCATTTACAGCCAAAGGTCTAATATAAGTTAGTTTTGAAAGTACGGTTGGATGTATGAGAGTGTTAGCTGAACCTAAGAACTGACATTCAAATTCTTGACGAAATTGATCTACAGAAGTAGCACGGATTGTTCTGTCTTTCCATGCTTCATCACGACCAGGAACATCTGACCAATGTACGTCTACTCTGGCATAATCGTTTATACCATTTTCAGAATCGGTCCAAATTTTATAAAATAAATTCATTCCATTTGGAGTTGATGTGATAAGTAGTTTAGATGTATTACCTGATGAAATTGTAGGAAATACTGAAGCAAAGAATTGATCTTGGACATTTCTGGGAACGAATGCAAACTCATCAAGGTAAACAAGATTATATGATTGACCACGGACAGCTGATGAAGAAGTTGCAGAAGCTAAGATTTTGGAACCATTTTCTAGTTCTATGTTACCTTTGTTCCACTCTACTATGCCTTGCTGGAGCCATTTTGGTAACCATTCATATGCTAGCTGGACACGGGAAAGAATTTCTCGAGCTTGTACTTGCTTATTGGCTAGAACCGCAATATTATAATTCTCATTAAAAAGAATCTTATGTAGTATATAACCAACAACTCCTGTTGTCTTACCAACCTGACGAGGCATCTTACAGATTGTGTATCTGTTATCATCGAATGCTTTAAACATTCTTTTCTGGTATTCAAATGGTCTAAATGGTACAAGACCTTTATCAACAGAAACAATCTTTACATATTTTTCACAAAAGTAGTTGACATCCTCAGCACACTTAATGTACTCTTGGATTTGTTCTTTAGTATAACTAACCTTTACGTCTTTGTTTTTTAGGTTTTTATTACCTAGATAGATCTCACTCATGATTACCCTTAATCATCTTAAGAAGATCGGCTGAAGTTAGTACTAGATTGTTATTAGTGATATTCTTTTGCTCTGGTGTATCAACTTTTTCCAATTCTTTTTTAACCTTAGCTAAATTAAGAAGATCCTTGTTAGTTTCTGCCATTGTCTTAATAAGATTAGTAACAACTTCATATGCACGAGGAGATTCCGATTGTTTAGCAACGTCAATCATATCTTCTAAAGCATCCTGACCTTTTTCGATAATCTTATAAAGATTTCCACGAGCATATTCATAATCATCATTTTTTTCTGCTTTAATCAATGGAATTGCATCCATGATTTTAGAAGGAGGATCAATCATAGGTTCAATTCCCAATGATTGAGAGATCAGGTCTTTCTTAGCCATTATTCTTATCCGTTGTTGTCACAATAAATCCATAATTATCAAGTTCATTTATTTGTGATAATGCTACCGAAAGTTCTAGGTTAGAAGTCGGTTCTCCACCAACTGTTAATCCAGGTCTAATTATTGTAGTTGTAATATTAGTATTAGCTGTTGTGTCTGGATATATGTTAACAGTAGTAAATTTGATAATTCTGCTTTCTGTAATAGGTCCGTAGAAGTATGCTTTCATGGTAAAGTTCAACGTAAATGTCAAAACTTTTCTATTTACGAAAGTATCATCGTAGTCATCTTCAATTTCTACAGTATTTAAGATCAACGGAATGTCTGTTATGTTATCAAAATCTGGACTTAAAAGTGCTGCACTAATAGTCCATTCTGGAGTAAAGTAAGGAAGAATCTGCTCAATAATTCTTAAGCCATCTTCCATAGTTTTAGAAAGAATTTCCATCTTGAAGTTTAAATCATAAGGTACAGGATTGTATACTTTTTTGTATACATTGACACCATTAAGATTATTTTTAGATGCTATCTTATTAAGTGAAGTTAGTTTTCTGTCTGAAGCATACGTGATTCCAGCTAAGCTGAAAGCTATTCTAGGTAATTTGATAGAAGTCTGAGCAATAGCATCAGGGTTATCAACAATACGAGCTAAAAACTTTTCTCTTGGTCCGTATGCAATAGGAACAAGGATTGTTTGTTCTACAGTTACACCATCAGCTCCAACTCTTTCAATATTAATATTGTTAAAAAGAGTTCCAAAGATAACTACGTATTTTTTAAATAAAGAATTATAAAACGATGTACCACCAATCATTATGCTCTCCTATCAGATTCACTGAAAGGATCAATTTCAGAGTAATCTATAAATTGGTTACCTTGAGTTTGGAATATTTGATTCTGCGATGAAACATCCAAGTATGCCAAGTTATATTCTTCTTCTATTAAATCATTACCATTTTCATCAAGAAGTGGATTGTTATTCTCACCAAACAAGAAGTATGGGTTGTTTGTTGTAAGAAGAGCGTTATATGTTGTATCGATTACGTTAATGCCAGTATTAAATATTTCACTAGAATATTCAAACAATTCACAGACAACATCATAGAATTGTAGAGCACCCATTTCATAGAATAC